CCCAACGATCTGAGAAACGCATTCGTAGCACACATTGAGAAACGCACTCCCTGCCTTGTGACAGGACCGGCCTCGCATTGCCCGGAATACAGCGGAAGGTGGGGGCCAAGTCGCGCTTACGATCATCGGGATTCTGACCGAGCATGGGGCCGGGGCGAAATGTACCAAATACCACAAGGGCCGGGCGCAAACTTGGGGCCTTTCGCAATTCATGCAGCAGCGCGACTCAGAAGGCCGGCCAGGATCGCCTCTGCGGCCTCCGCCGGACCGTCAGGCCCGTCCTGGTTTTCCACCTCGAGGTCTGGCACCACGCCCGCTTCGGAGGCATGGGTGGCGGCCAGATCACCGGACCGGCCGACCAGGCGCACCACCAGGCCGCCCATGTCCCGGATTGCGGCGGCCTCATTCTCGAACCGGACGGAATCGTTGATCACCATGACGCCCTGCGCCTGGGCGGCGGCGGTGCGGGCGGACCAGATCGAAAGCCACAGATCGGGCGCGATGCATTCACGGCCCCATTCGGTGCCGAGGGTCTGCATGGCGTGGGTAGGAGTACGTCCGCCCAGCGCGGGGCAGGCCAGGCGCTTGCCATCCCCGTGTATCCAGTGGCGGATTGCCGCGTCCTCAAGGCCCGCGCGCGCCAGGAGGGCCGACAGCATGTCTTTCAGGGGTTCCCCGATGGGGATAATTTCCGGCATGGGTGCAGGGTCATCGCGGCGGGCGGGGAAGCGGCTGGCCCAGGCGATCCCCAGGGCGCGGGCGACGGTGGATTTACCGACGCCGCCGGGGCCGGTCAGGCCGATAACGGGTGCCTTCATAGCGTCACCTATTTCGTTTTCGAGTGAACGGTGGTCAGGCGCGCCACTTACCGGCGCGCAGGGTGATCACCGACCGCTTGCCATTGGCATAGGTCAGGATCGCGGAATGGGACCAGGAGGACGGCCCCCGGTTATAACCCATGTCCAGGGCGGAGAAGGTCCCGGCCTGATAGCAGCCCTGGCAGATCGCGGCCGCGTGGGAATGGCCGACATTGGCCTTTTCGCCGGTCCGGGCGATGTTCGCCGCCGATCCGCGCGCGCCGTTCGGGCCAAGGTCGCCGTGTTGGTCGTGGCGAATGCCCGCGATTTTCAGCTTTTCGTCGCGCGACAGGAAGCGGATTGAGGTATCCACCCCCGCGCGCCCGAGGACCCAAGCCACCAGGTCGAACGCGGCGTCCTTGCGCTTGATCGCCTCCACCTTGGCGGCGGCGGCGGTCAGGTAAAAGGCGGCGTTCACCGGATCGCGCCGGAAATCGGCCGTCAGACTCCACTTTTCCAAATGTACGTCGTGGTTCGATTTGGCGACGTATGTTTTTGCCCAGGGCCGAGCCGTGCGGTTGAGGATCGCGGCCGTATCCCGGACCTCGCCCTCGGCCGAGTCGGCCGTGTCGTAATGGGCGGCCACCAGGTCGAAGAAGGTGTTATGATGCGACCGGGACCCGAAATTCAGCACGTCATGCAGGACCTGGTGACGCGGGCGCAGCGTGTCCACCAGTCCACCCTCGCCCCAGACGGCCGTCATGACCTGCGAGTCCACCTTGGTCCCGTGCAGATCGCCGGGTGTGAACACCTCGAGGCGGTGGCCGGTTGTCACCTTGCCGCCCACAACGCGGATATCCAGGTCGAAGATTTCGCCTGCGTCGGTCGCGTTGATCTGGCGGGCGAACCATGCGCCGCATGGGTCCACCTCAACGATCAAGGCCCCGTAGGCGTGATGGAATTCGGCCTTTAGGCCCGCCTTGCGCTTGATGTAGTTTTTCAAGGTCACGGCCCCGGTGGTGTAGTTGAATTTCGGGTCCGTCCCCGGTGCCGTCGCCACCGATTTCAGCGCGATCTGGGGGTGGGGAAAGACGCAGGAATCCGACCCGGTGAAACTGTCCAGGCCGGACAGCGGATTGACGGCCGTGGGAATGATGTTCATATCCCCCGCCCAGATCAGGCCGGGGCAGATTTCCAGGCGTTCGTCGGCAAGGTACGGCTCCAACCTGTAATCGTACCAAAGCGAGTCGTCCGCCGCGCGGTTGACCTTTTCCTGGCCCACCTGGGCGGCGTTGTGATTGTAGCGGATGCGCGCCACCATGATTTCCGCGCCGTAGTGGCCCGCCAGGGCCTCAAGGTTGCCCCAGAGTTCCGGGTGGACCTTGGTGTTGTTCTGGGCAGAGGCCAGGACGTAGCGCCGCACCTTGCCCGCGCGCCCCTCGAGACGGCGCGCCGGGGTCGCCAGGACTTCGCCGTATGCGGAAATCCCCCACATGGCCGCCTTGCGCAACCGGCGTTGCAGCTTGGCGCGGGTGACGCCAAGGGCGCGGGCCGTGGCGGACACGTTGCCACCATGATCCTCGAGGGCGAGGACGGCGGCGCGGGCTTCGTCCGGGGTGATTTCAGGGGGGCGGTGATTCAAGGCAGTCATGCGTTGCCCTCGCTCTTGTCCATCCTGTCCAGAATTTCCGCGATCTTGGCCTGGGTCTGGGTCACCTGGCCGGTGGCAACCTCGAGGGATCGAACCTCTTTCCGGGATTCCTCGATTGCGGCCTTGATTTCGCGGTGTTGAAGGTCCTGGCGCTGTTCCAGAAGGGATAGGCGCTTGCTGTCCGTCAGGATCGTTCGGACAAGCCAGACCCCGAACCCGACCACGGCCGAAATGATCGCCGCGACGGCGGTGTTGAAATATTCGCGTAGCAATTCGGGCATGGGGACTCCCTCAGAATGTAGCCTGGACCGAAAGTCCCACGGTGGCGCGGGCCAAGCGGGTGTCGCCCTGGGCCAGGTCCACCTCGAACGTGGACCCGGTGATCAGGTCCAGAAGGGCGGCCAGCGTGGCGTCGGCGCGCAAGGCGGCCCTGACGGCCTCGCCCTTTGTGCCGATGATTTCCCGGCCGTCCTCGGTGGGGCCGTACTTGCCGAATACCTCCACCTCGATTGTCAATTGGACTTCCTCAAGGTCGGATTGCATGGCCGCCGGGACCGCGCCGTCGCGCGTGACCGTGACCACGAAAGCGTCCAGCTTGTCCGGCCGGACGTTTGCCGGATCGTCCGACCAGTCGGTGGCCTGGGGCAAGGCGGCCGCCACAACGGCGCGGGCGGCGGTCAGGATTGCGGTTTCGCTCATGGCGTGGGGGTCCTCCTATGCAGGGGCCGCGCCCGGCTCGAGGACCAGGGCAGAGAGGCGGACCAGGCCGCCGGTGAAGGGGGTGGAATCGTCTTGCGCGGTGATCAGCAGGTCTGTGTCCGCATAGATGGCGAACGGCCCGACAACTCCGACATTCGAGGACGGCGCATCGCGCCAGATAAAGCCGCCGAACTTGTCCACCTCGCCGGGAATGCCGACCTTGAACTGGTCGGGGCCGGTGACATTCGCGCCCACCCAGGCGGTGACGCCCAGGACGATCACGCGGGTCGGGATTGCGGCCACCAGGGCAACCTGGGTCCCGCCCACCGAAAGGTCCGCCTCGAGGTCGATAACCCTGACGCCCAGCGTCCCGCCCAGGGGGCCGATCACCTGACCGGGGACCCAGCCCCGCGATCCGGCGTTGATCCGGTGGCGGCCTTCGTCCAGGATCAGGACCCGGTGGCCGAACGTCGCGGGGACGCCCACCCAGCCCCCGGACGTATGGACGGCCAGGTGGCCCTCGGCCACCGATCCGAACGATCCGCCGGACGGGACGATGTAGGATTCGCCCTCGGACGGGGAAGCGGGCGCGGTGGCCGTGGTGGCGGACACCACCAGGCCCGGCAGAATGCCGTCCAGAAGGTCAAGGCCCGCGTTGTGGGTGACGTGTTTCTGGGATTGCCCGCCCTGGATGAAGGGCAGGCGGAAACGGGCGGTCGCCATGCGCGCCTCCAATTCTTACCAAATTTTAAGGGGGAGAGGGCGCGCGCATTGCGCAGCCGTGACGGCCAGCGGACGTAAGGCCCGCCGAGAGTCAACCGTTTTCGCCATGCGCGGCCAAGCGATAGCGCGCCAGGATGATGGCGCGCTAGAGGGCAACCGTCAGGCGCGCCGGGGTGCCGGGGCCGTAGGTTTCCGAGATTTGCGCCACGCGGACCTCCTGGGTCCCGGTCAGCCCGGAAACGTCCAGGGCGGCCGTGGTGGCGTCCGACACCTCTAGGGAGGTTGCCGGGGACCCCTCGGGGCCGACCTCCACCAGGTAACGCTCGAACGTCTCACCCAGCGGAACATCGCCCGTATCGGGCCAGGGATCGCCGCCCACTCTTGTTCGCCGTATCCATGTCAGCGACAGGGTGGACCCCGACAGATCGGCCTTGAGGTGGACGGGCGACAGCGGGCGGCGGGCCACACCCTGATAAGTGTGGGCGATTTCCTCCGCCTCGGCGGGGTCCTGCCCGGTGGGCATGGCGCGCCACCAGAACAGGCGCCCGATATCCTCGGCCTGCATTTCCACCGGGATTGCGGCGGCGTCCAGAAGGACCACACGCGCCCCGGACGGAAGGCCGCCGGGATCGCGGACCCATTCGGTCCCCAACTGACCGCGCAAAAGCCCGGTCAGGTGCCAGGTATCGGCCGCGACCAGGGTTGCGTCACGGAACTGCAACACCTCCCACTTGCCAGGGCCATGCTCCACCGCCATTGCGTTTGCCCCGGCCAGAACATCGTCGGCCGGTCGGGATACCAGCGCGCCCGATGACAGGCGAACCTCGAGGGTTTCAAGGGACCAAAGCCCGACACGTCCGGGCAGCAGGGTTGCCACCGTTTCGCCCACCGTGGCCGCAAGGCCGGTGCGCAGATTGAGGCCATACCCCGTTTCCTGGTCGCTCGAGCGGTAGAACTCCACCCCGCCCGGCCACGGTTCGGACAGGAACGCGACAAGGCCCTGGTGATCCTCCATTTCAACCCCTGGCAAAAGCGGCAGGTCCAGGAAATAGGGCACGGCGGTTTCCGACGCCGGGGTGACAATCGCCGGGGTTGTCCGGCCGGGGCCGCCCACCGAACCGAACACGGTTCCCGAATAGAGGGACGCCTTGACCCGGCGGGCTTCCCCGCGCGTGATCCGGTCGGCAATGAAGCGGATCGGGCGGCCGTCCACCGGGGTCAGCGTGAACACCTGCCCCGGCTCGAGGGTCGAGGACGGCGGCAAGGCGAACTCCACGCCCTCGCGCAGATCGGCGGCGGCGCGCAGCATCACCTCAACCACATTGGTCATCCGGTCAAGATCGGACACCAGGGCCAACTCGGCCTCGGCTTCGGCCTGGCCTGGATTTTCCCGGATCGTGGCGCGCGCGGCCCCGCGCTGATAGTCGCGGTCGGTGTCGGAATATCTGATCACTGCCGCGCGCGGCGTTTCCTCCTGCGACGTTCTGGTGATGGTGTAGAGGTCGGACGGGCCGTCCTCCACCAGGTCCTCGGGCAGGTAGTCCGCAACCGCCACGGCGGCGGCGCGGGAGGCCACCCGAAAGACGCCGCCATATTCGGAAGCGTCAAGTCGCAGCGCGGTTTCCCATGTCCCCAGCACTTCCCGGAAGGACAGCGGCCCCGGAAGGATCAGCCCGTCCGCCTGACCGAAACACCGGGTCAGATCGAAATCGTCCGGCGCGTAGCCATAATGGCTTAGCAGGCGGCGGCGGATCGTCTCGGCCGCAGGGGCGTTCCCGGCGCGGCCGTTCAGCCAATGCCCGCGCCGCCAATTCTGCCCGTCGCTCCACACCTCGGTCAAGCGGGGAAACTCAGGCCAAGGGCGGGCGTCCCATGTCCATACCAGCATATCGGCGGGCGACACGATGGACCCGCCGTTGTCACCCCACCATTCCAGCATGGCGCGGATATGCTGGCGCTGCATGAAATCGTCGCGCGCGCCGTTCGAGTAGTGCGGCAGGGCGGCTTCCGACGACTTCGGGTCGAAAAAGAGATTCGGCTGATTTGCGCCCAGGTCGATGGCCGGGCAACCGAATTCGGTGAACCACACGGGCTTTGACCCCGGAACCCAGGCTGTGGCGGTGGCCTCCCGAACCCCGCCGGGGCGGTTGTGGTGGGCGTTGCCGTGCCAGTCCCGGATCGCCTTCTGGCGGAAAATCCAGTCCTCGCCATGCGCGCCGTCAAAGATCGGGGTGCGCACCTGGGCGTCCCGGTCCGCTTGGCTGGCATAGAAGAAGTCCCAGAACTCCCCGCCCTCGATATTCGATTTCAGGTAGTCCAGGAGATAGGGCGAGGTCACACCCTGACCGGGGTCATAATCCGCGTGATCGGTCCCCGGCCGCCAGTCCGACAACGGCAGGTAATTGTCGATTCCGATGAAATCGACATTCGGAGAGGACCAGAGCGGATCGAGGTGAAAGAACACCTCGCCGCCGTTGCTGTGGGAATGGTATTCCGACCAGTCCGCCGCGTAGGAAACGGCGGCCTCGGGCAGCATGGTCTTAACGTCCGCCGCCACACCCACCAGGGCGTCCACGAAGGGATAGACCCCGGACGTGTCCGTCGCCATCGTCAGGTCCGGGAATTCCGTGCCGATCAGGAAGGCGTCCACCCCGCCCGCGTTGCGGGCCAGGGCGGCCAAGTGAAGGATGAAGCGCCGATAGGACCATTCGTCCGGTCCGGTATAGGTCGGAAGGTTGCTCGGATTGCTATCCACGGTCACGGTTTGCGATGACCAGGAAACATTACGCTCCACCAGGTGCCATTGGGTAATTTCGTCCTCGGGGTCGTATTGGACGTGATCCACCGTGACTTGGAGTTCCTCGCCGGACGTAGACAGCGTGATATTGAAGGTGTCGCCGGGCGCGGCGGGGGGTGCCGCTCCCGGCCATGCGATTACCGATCCCTGACCCTCTCCGCCGCCAAGCGATGCAGAAACGCCCGAATGAGTCGATGTACTGGACCCAGGGGCGGGGAAGTCGGCCGGGGCGGCGGTGCCGACAAGCGCGGCCACCTGGCCCGCCACCGGCCCGTCAGCATCGGCCGGGCCGATCCGGCCGCGCCAGGGATAGACCGGCTGGCCCGTATTGCCCTCGCGGTCCGGCAGGGTGTTCCCGGCCGGAATATCCATCATGACGAACGGGTACAGCACCACGCGGAACCCGCGCGCCTTTAGGTCCTGAATTGCGCCCATTACGGACTCGTCGGCGGGCGTGGACCCGAAAGCGGGCTTTCCGTCAATCTGAGACACCAGGTTTGCGTCGGCACGCGACAGCCCCGATACCCTCCAATCGGGCAACGTGAACTTGTCCGCCAGCTCCACGCGCGGCTCGAACTGGCAGTATCCGGCGCGCAGATCGGTCCCGAACCAGGACACGACAAGGGCCACGGTGCCGCAGTTGGGCAGAACGCCCTCGAGCATGTCAAGAGAAACGCTCCAATCAGACTGCCCGGACCCGCGCCGGGCGTTTTCCAGAGAGGTGTTTCCAGATAGGACCCCCAGAAACGAACCGCTGCCCCCGTTCGCAGGATCGGGCAGATACCCCCATTCGGTCGCGGCGGGGATCATGTCCACGCCCTCGATAAGGTCCTCCATGTCGCCGGACGGCCCCCACAATTCAAAGGTGAGGTTGGGAATGCGGCGGCCGAAATCGTCCACCTTCATCCGCTCGAAAACCACGTAAGAGGTGCCGCGATAGGCTGGGGCGGCCCCGTCCTTCGCCACCATGAGCGGGTCCGGGGTCTGGTCATCAGTACCGTGATAATACCGGATCGTCAGGTCGGACGTGTCCAGCGGCTTGCCATCGGCCCAGATGCGGCCGAAATGGCGGATCGGGCCTGTGGTGCAGTCCGTCAGGGCAACGGCGAAATTCGCGTAGTAGGAAAATTCCGTGGTCTTGACCTGGGGGCCACCCTTGCCGCCGTGACTGGTCGTAACCGTCACTTCCTCAAGGCGTGTTGCCCAGATCACCTGCCCCGCAACACGCGCCCGGCCTTCCACCACCGGAAGGCCATCGCCTTCCGTGGATTTCTGAACGTCCAGGTTGTCCAGCCGGGGGCCGGTGACGTGCTGGGTCGGGGTCAGAAGGGATGCGTCGACGGACCGGCCGATTGCGCCGCCGATAGCACCGCCGATTGAGGCGGCCGAAACACCTAGGATCGTCCCGCCGATTGCGCCGCCCAGGGCCGTACCGGCGGCCGCGAAAAGCAAGGTTGCCATTTCTGGACTCCATGTTTGAAAGAGACGAAACCCGCCCCAGCAACCTCGGAAGGTCAGGAGCAGGGAAAACGCGCGGCGAAGGACAAGCCGGGTCGGTAGGCGTCGAACGGAACGCAGGCCACGCCGACGCCCTCGATTGCGTGAATGAACCGGCCGCGCGTTTCCAGGATTCCGCAATGCGCCTCCCTGGTTCCCTGGACCCGCAGCACCACCACGTCACCGGGGGCGGCGGTGTCCAGCGGGACCGGCTCGAGATATTGCCGCGCCGCCGCGACCAGGGGGCGGGCGGAAGCGTTGGCCCAATCCGCGCGCCAGGGCGGCGCGGGTGGTGCGGGCCGTCCGGTCAGGTCTGACCAGACGCCGCGCACAAGGCCCACGCAATCGCACCCGGCACCGCGAACGGCCGCGCCCAGAACATAGGGCGTCCCGATCCAGGCGCGGGCGGCCAGAAGGGGGGCGGGATCAGAACGCATTGAGCGGCCCGCCATCGTTGCCGGACTCGCCCGGCACCGCGTAGGTGAATATCTTTTCACCGACCACGGCCGGGAAGCCCCGGAAATTGTCGCCGTTGCCGTAGGTGTTCCGGCATGTCTCGAAAGACTTGTCGCACCCCGGCAGAATGTCGAACATGTCCCCGGTCACAACCGCGAAAAGCGGCGGCCGCCAAAGGCCGATCAATGCGCCCTCGTGCGCGCGAACCTCCTGGGTCTGGCCCAGGTTTTCGCCGGAAGTCCACACCAGGGTCCCGCCGGAAAACAGCCCATCGGTGGCGGCCTCGAGGCCGGACACCAGAAAATCCGCGTCTCCCGTTATGTGGGTGATCGCGCCGGATTCCATCAGGGCGGCGGTATCGACGCCGCAGCGGCCATCCCCCAATTCCGCGTCACAGGTTCCCGTCACGTACCGGCCGCGCTTCTGCGCCAGGATACCGGCCTCGGATCGCAATTCCGCCGCGAAGGCCGATTGCGTTCTGGACACCTGGCCCAGGTAATAATCCCCCACCGTGGCGTGGAGGGTTTCGGTCGACCAGTCGATTTCGACCACCTCCACCATCGCGCCGTCATAAAGACCAGCGGCCAGGTCCGCCTCGGAAATCACCTCGGAACTCACCGCGCCCTGGACCTCCTGTTCATCCACGGCCATCCCAAGCGATGACACGGCCTCGGAAGGGGTCAGGGCGGAGGATGCAAGATAGGTGACGCCCGCCACCGTCAGGTCCACGTCACAATCGGTGAAGGCCAGGACCGTGCCGTCGCGCCGGGTCAGTTTCCATCCTGGGACAATCGTTGTCGTGTTGCTCATTCCTTCACCTCGATAAGCGGGATTTCCGGGATCGTGCCCTTGCCGATCCCGTCGCCCTCGGAAAAAAACGCCATGTCGGTTGCGATCCGCATGGAGTCGAACCGGACCGGCACGTCGAACAGATATCCGGCCGTCACCTCCACGCCCGCGCCGGGCGGGGAGACGAAGGAAACAACTCCGGTGGCATTGTCCACGCTCCACCCGGACGCTTTCGGCGCTCCGTCCAGGGCCACCAGGACCGTACCGGACACGGGTTTCGTGATCGGCCGGTCATAGGGGGCAAGGCCGCCATACCGCTTGACAAGCTGGAAGTCGGTTTGCGCCCCGTCGCCCGTGCCGATCATCTGGTCCCCGGCGGCCAGGGGCTGGGCGGCGGCCGCCGCGCTCGAGAAATCTGACCAGTCGCGGAACCGGAAGGAATGCAGCGGCCCGCCCGCTTCCTCGAACAGCGCCACCACGGCGGCCAGATCGTCCACCGACCGAATTCCGAATCCCGCGTCATAGGAGCGGCGGGAATGCTTCCACCGGGCGTTGCGTTCTTCCTCGCCGGATGAAAGGGCCACAATGTCCACGCGGCGCTCTGGGCCGCCGGTCACGCCCGCCGCAATGTCACGGGGAAAGGTCAGGTCCAGGAACGCCATGTCCGGCCACCTCCAATTTCGCGGGTTGACGGTTGAATCGGAAAGGGCGGCCCCTCGGCCGCCCTTCCGGTGTGTCAGGCAAAGCGCGCGCCGTGACTGACGGCGCGGGCGATATCCGCCGCGATCCGGCCTTTCGAGGCTTTGAACGCGGTCGGGTCCGGCGTCTGGATGTAGACATTGACCGGGCGGCCGCCATCGGGATTGCCGCGCTTGACCACCTTGATATTTTCATCGGCGGACACGCGGAACGCGGCCACGTTGCGGTCGATACCCGCGCGCCCCGTAAGCGCGACTTGGCCCCCACCTTCCGCTGTATTCCGGGCAATGCGAGGCCGGTCCTGTCACAAGGCAGGGAGTGCGTTTCTCAATGTGTGCTACGAATGCG